ACGTAATGATATGCAGGGAGTCATTGATTACATTAATCTGCAAGAGTTTGACGCAGATACAAAAACTGCATTCTGGAGTAGGTTAGATAGTAAAGAGCGTAGTGCAATTAAGAAATTTTCAACAGGAAAATAAAATGACTGAATATAACAATGAAAATCGTGGCGTACTTTACCGCAACGGAAATAAAACCTCTGACAATCATCCAGACTACTCAGGCAGCGTTAATGTAGATGGTACTGACTTCTGGCTCTCAGGATGGCTTAAAGAAAGCAAAAAAGACGGTAAAAAGTTCTTTAGCTTATCAGTTAAACCTAAGAACGATACCAAGCTAGTTAATAATCCTGTTAAGGCTGTTGAACCGGATGAAGATATACCTTTTAATTAGAATGGGTCTATAATGGTTGTATTTCCCGCACAAGGAGTACAGCATGGCTCATTCAAAAGAGTGTTTTAAGTGCAAGACCGTCAAGTCGTTAGATGAGTTTTATAAACATCAGATGATGGCTGACGGTCATCTAAATAAATGTAAAGAATGTACCAAAAATGATGTTGGGAAACACAGGCTAGAAAACCTCGAAAAAATCAGAGAATATGATAGAGAACGAGGGAAAAGACCTGAAAGAATGAAAACAGCAGCAGCAATAAGTTCAGCATGGAGACAGGCTGATAAAAGACGAATGTCTGCTCATAATGCAGTATCCAGAGCAGTTAAATTAGGGAAACTTATAAGAATGAATTGTGAACGATGTGACGCAGTTAAAACATACGCTCATCACGAAGATTACGATAAACCTCTTGAAGTTATGTGGTTATGTCAGCCATGCCATAAGCAACGCCATGCAGAAATAAACAAGTTAAAGAAAGAAATGAACCTTTGATCTCGCAGCCCCAATCCTCCTTCTGGGGCTTTCACAGGAGTTTCGGCTCCTGTTTTTTTATTCTGGAGTAACCATGCAATTGCTTGATGAAGTTAAACAACGCTACAGCATTAAGAATGACGCTCAGTTAAGCCGTACCTTAGATGTACCACCTCCTACGATAAGTAAGATTCGTAGCGGAAAAATTAATGTATCAGCAGACATAATATTGCGGATTCATGAGTGCTTAGGTATGCCAGTAGCAGACATTAGGTCTTTGTTATGAAAATACTATTAGTGTTTGCGGCTTTATTAGCGGCTCTGTGGGCTTGTTCTGTTGTGCTTACTACCAGAGTACAGTCAGCCTATAATGCTGGCTTTAGAGACGGTAAAAATGCCTTTACAATCGATTCTCAATGCTCTGCTTGGCTAATGAACTCTGATCTTAAAGAAGCCAAACAAAGAATCTGCGGAAAATGACAGAAAGTGACATTAAACGATGACTAATGAAGATAAATTCTTTGAATTATGGCTTAGTAGTAAATCTGTTGAAAGCTCCTCATTTGTAACTGATACACCTCTGTACTGGGCATGGCAGGGTTATTTATTAGGAGTAAAACAAGAACGTGAGGCTTGTGCATCTTTATGTGTAGAAATGACTAAATGGCATAGCGAATTAGTAACTGCTGCATACGAAACTGCTGCTGATGCTATTCGTGCTAGGAGTGAAAATGAATAACGATCAATTCTTCGGCTGGTGGAATGGAGATGATTTAACTCCAGACAATGATTTCCCTAAAGATAGCCCTATATGGTGGGCATGGGAAGGATGGCAAGCTGCATTACGCGAAATGAATAAAGAAGCTGAGAAGAATGGTGAGCCATTATGAGATGCGGTAGATGTGAAAAAGAATTACACGAATGCAAATGCGTATGGGCTATCCCTATAGTTTGCCAACGCTGTGGAGAAATTAATCCAGCAGACATACATACATGTACACCTATAGAAAACCTCACGACCGAAAAGAATATACAAACTTCGGACAATAATGACTAAGAATCCGCGCAATCGTAAGGAGGATTATGACTGGCAAGCCATAATTGATGGCAATAGAATTGGCATAACTAACGTCATTAGAGGCATTCGTAATGGCGAAGTAGATGAATTAGAGTTAGAAAAGCTCAATAACTTCGTGCAATTCTCATTAGCCTTGATGCAGTTGTCAGGACCAGATAAATGGGCAAGAGCTAAAATGAATGCTGAGATGATGAATTACATAAAATCTATTGATTCATAGATTCGTAGTTGTTGACGCAACCTTGCAATTTCTGCATCACGATCGTTTAATTTTTTCTGCAGACTTTCACTTAATGCGTAAACTGCTGCAATTTTTTCAAACCTCTGCTTATGATCCTCAAGCATTACATTGAATAAACGCTCAGACGCATCAATTTGTTTTTGAATAAAGTCGGACATATAGCTCTCCTACACTTCAATAATTTGACCTCTAAAGTATACCAATCCTTCAGAGATGACTTCACATAGCTCTGGAGGCATCAACTTACCCTGCCAGAACGTCAATACAGCGTATCCAGAACGCCAGTTGCGTGAATTATCTTCTGCATACGCAAAGGCAGGATCATCTAAATTAGCCATAGTACCTGTATCTACACCGTATCTCGTACCTGTGTAATCAGTCCATGGAGTAACTTTAAGGCTATGTAAATGACCAGTAACGATGCTAGTTCCTGATTTCAAAGTATTGTTATAGACAGCGTGTATTCCGTTATGCCAGCGATGCTTAATCATCGTATGATCGTTAACCATAATACTTGTTGAGAACTTCCAACGTGGGAAATGGTCAGTTAGATTAAATCCTTGAACGCCCTCAAATGCTGTACCTACTTGAGCAGCGAGCCTAGTATTCATGCGTAAATCGTGATTTCCCCAAGTCCAATGCAGTTTTGCATTTTTAGCAACAGCCTCAATCTCACTTAATCGTTCCTGACAAGCATCTAATTCCTGCTTTACTGATGGTAGCTTTTGCCAACCTATAGGATCGTGACGAGATATTGCAGCCCCATCAAAAACGTCTCCGTTCATTATGAGCATGCGAGGAGATAGCATTGGTATAAGTTTAACAAAAGCCTTATGAGCCGTTGATATAATTCCGGGGTAATAGTGGCAATCTGATGCGACCATAATCACACCGTCATCCATCTCTACATTAACCCTAACTCCATTTTGAGGAATGGTTACATTGAATGTAGGGCTTCGAGCATCGTTAGCAGTTAACACAATAGAGTGTTTACTCTCTATATCTCTACGCCTAGAGTGAGTATGCCGAATAGTTAACCCTAATGCTTTAGATACTTGAGACGCTGAATTGTACTGATTCCATACTGCGATAAATTCTTCGTCTGTGATTTTCATTAGTTCACCTTACGCACAAATTCACCGCACCAGTCAGTACGCTCAGTAACAGGAAAGCAACTCTCAAAGTTACCTTCAATTTCAACTAGTGTGGGTGGGTATCGGTTGCAGTAACCTAGATCGTCTTTAGGTTCGCAACTATAGAAAGCGCAGCTAATACAAGCTGGCATACAATCGGCAGGAATCTTGATTTTAGGCATTTAATCTATATATCATATACTTATTGCAATCATATTACAAATTACATTAGATACATAGCTCGCTCATCTTTTCTTCTATTAACAAGTCCTTTAAGAACCTTACCGCCTCCTAAAGAATACTTTAAGAACTCATCAGCAGCACCATCATAGTCACCACGATTATGTTTTTGTCTGAGAGTTGATCTCTGTAGCGTTCCTAGCCCTACGTTAAACGCAAAAGAGACCAAAGCGTCAAACCGCCCTTGAGTAATCCCACGAGGGCAATAACGTAATACACCTCGTTCAAAACGCTGCAAATCAGTCGCAAGAATTGCATTTACCTCATCCATTGTAAATTTGCGATTCCAGCCATCCGGAATTTCCAGATAACTGCGCTCCTCAAACGGAACCTTAGCGTGATTAGGATCAATTACATGACCTACGCCAACTGTCCATAACCTAGCAGGACAACGATAAGGCTTTAACCTAACGCCCTCGTGGTGCATTATGGTTTTAAGTGCATTATCACTTACCTTCATTTTTTGCCAAATGCCTGAGTACCGAACCAAAATGCTATAACAGATGCCCAAATCAACTGAGTATCAGAATCCCATACCTCATCGATCATAATCTTGAATGGCACGTTCTGAGTCCATGCATACCAAACACCAGCTATATCAATAGCCACTAGCAGGAAGAATAGACCGTAGGTGACCGTAGGACGCACCATAGCGCGAGCATTGATTACCCATTGACTTGCACCCTTACCGATCTCTATATCGTGGTTATAGAGTGCTTTACGCTCGTCTGAGGCTGTCTGTATCTGTATCTGCTCTGTGTGTATTTCCTCAACACGCTCCTGAGCCTGAAAGCCAGCTTTCTGCATCTCTAGCTGCATCTGCATTTGAACCTGAGCCATAGCTAGTTCATGCTTCTTATCAGACTTATCCTGAAAGAAATTAAGCAGACTAGGAAGTCCACCCGATAAGAACGACATAAATGTAGAGAGTAAGGTAAGCATTATTGTCCTTGTATTTCAGTTAACAGTTTTAAGCGTAATTCTTTCATCTTGCGTATTTCTTCATTGGCTACGATAGTCGCGTTATTCATGTCCATGTACATTACGCCCATCACAGGCAACGCTATAACGAGCACAATACACAGTACCAATATGGTGATAAGTAGAGTGAACGGTATGTGTGGCTCGTTCTCAGGAGTATCATTAGCCAT